AAAGTATATATTTGGTGATTGGAGTACAAGTTGGATGGGCAATAGTGGAAACCTCTATTCACTCGAAGAGAATCCAGAAGGACTTTCTGCGAGTTTTACTATCACGCCTAATGCTGTTAACGGAGCAAATCACTCTCATACGTGTGAATTGACTGCTTCTCAGGTTGAATACTGTCAGGCAAATCCCGGAAATACAGTAGTTGTCGTTCAGTCGGATAATGTTCACGCTGAAAGTTATACACATACATTCACAATTATGTGGAATGCTACGTTTAATCAATGGAATCTATTATCACAGACTAACCCAGAGAATCACGATGTATTCACATTTGTTGAATATTCATCTACTCCGGGTTGGACAAGAAAACATCTATCTTTTTGGGATGACCCAAATCTAACACTAACAACGCACGGAGAATCCTTGCTTTGTATAGGAGAAGATACAGATGGTGAATTATATATTGCGACAAGGCTTGGTATTAATACTTATCAGTCTACTGGTCAAAACAATACTGACTTATACAAATTAACACAGACATTTGATTCGTCTACTGAAACGGGAGCGGCGGCTCAAATTCCTGCTTCTGAAATGGCTCATATTCACGGTTACAGAATAGAATATGATGTTGCTACTGAATTATTCTCTGCAACTGAGATATCTGATATTGAAATGACTGTCTGGGATTCTTTCTATCCGATTTGGCAAGAACCTAATGACCCTCCTTCTCACGTCCATCCAGTTTCATCTGCTTGGAGTGGAGTTATAGATGAGGAGATAAGACTCGGTTCATCCGCAGGTTGGCATTATAATACTGAAACAGAGGCTTGGGAACCATATGATACTGGAACTGATACACCATATCAGGTCGTACAGGACGAAGATGAAACCTCTTTCTATATTGAAACTGCACCTATTGTTGAAATTATTGCGGCTCACGAATATGGAGAGAACGCTCATATTCACTACTTTGATTCGAGCGCACTGGACACATTTGGTTCTAATTCTGACAGAAAAGCCGTTCCAATTACAAGACTACAGGCAGAAGAACTGGCGAATGGTGTAGTAAATGAAGTTATGGTCTATTCTTCTATAGAGGATTCTGGACAACATCTTCATTATCACGAATATAGAGTTATGTGGAATCTTTCCACACAGCAATTCGTGGCAGATGAAATCGCTGAAATGTGGGATGTTAATAACACAGGCGAGTTTACGGCAGTAGATACACATCTACGAACACACGAACATACGCTTCTTGTTAATTCCATTATGACTCACTTAGGATGGAATGGTACACCATTGTATACTGCCCCATCTGTCGGGATGAATATGGCGCACGATTGGGACGAACTAGAAGGCTCAGAACTTGACCACAATCATATATTTGATTCCACATATCTAGATACTGTCGGAGCGAATGACGGAAGACAGGCACTTCCACTAGATGATAATCAGGCAACTGATTTGATTAATGGAGATGTTCCTTCAGTTATGGTATATTCTTCTATTGCAAATTCAGACCATTATCACGGAATAGAAATTACATATGATACAAATACATTAAGTTTTATAGCAGAAGATAAGGAAAAGTGGGAGTCATCTGACGGACATCAATTCTATTCTGCCAATCCACGGTCTCACGCACATCCTACATCCATTCAGAGTTTATTCTCTATGGCAGGATACAATGAGACAATGACGATTAAACCTACGTTTGCTTCTCCGGGCTATCCATATCCCGGTGGTTCACATCCTCACTTCCACAATAATACTATTGTAGGACCGTTTGCGGAAGGACCAGAGGCAGGAAATACAAACAATGCTCACGGATTATCGTTTGAAGAAGGAATGCAGTTAATAGATGAAGTTGTCGATTATGTTAGAATCTATGACTCTATTGAGGGCGCACATTTCCACGAATACATTGTAAAATATGACACAGTAAATAATATATTCTATGCTGATTCATCTATTACTTGGATTCGAGGTGGAATTGAAGACCCGATTCAGGACGTAAATAAATATTATATTTCAGTAGTAGAGAATGCGGCTGAAGGACTGCATTGGCATAACTTAACAATAGATTGGAATCCATATAGTTTGCCTACACCACAACAAACTGGTGGAAGCATATATATCACTAAGGTTGTAGCAACGGATGAAGTGTTGACGGCTTCTCCTTCAACTGAAGTCACACAAACAAGTACGGAATTAATTCCAGTAACAACAACGTATAACGATACGCCATCTACTGGCGATACTACAGTTGTTATTACGTATAGTGACCAAGTAACGACTACAACAACCGTTACGACTGAAATAACGACTACAACTACTACAGTCACGCATTATTCTGATTATAGTACGTCTACAGTAGTCGGTAGTCCAGTAGTAACATCAGAAGTAACAACAAGCAGTACAACGGCAACGGTAGAGGACGAAACGGAGAGGAAAACTTATGTAAATACTGTTCTTCAAGCGAACAATCCTCCTATCCTATATATTCAGCCATCGTTTATTGCGGGTATCGGAAGTCACGACCACTTGTTATATGAAGATTGTGAACTTGATACGGCAGGACAGTATCAGGGAAGAATGTGTGAGCCGATTACACTTGCACAAGCAAATGATTTAATTAATGCCCAGAATGCGAATTATGGATTTATATTCTTCGATTCGCCAAACGGGGCAAACTCTCATTATCACGGATATACAATTAAGTTCAATCCGAATATGGGAACAGATGGAGAATTCATAGTCACTGGTGTCTCACAATGGGATATCATAGCAGGCACATCGACATATGTACATAAATTCACATTATCAGGAGGGTATCACGACCACGATTACTGGATTTCTGTGTCAGACTATACGGCATTATTAACAGGAACTTATGTTACTACGCCACAGAGAGATTCAACTCACGCGGCACAATATACTCACGAACTTGTGCTAGAATGGGATGGGTCAACATACAATATTATATCGCAGACAAGTGATTATGACAATCACGACACGATATCATATTTAGGAAGTGTTCCATTAGGTGGAGAATGGCAACAAAATACAAGCGGAGTGGGGCTAGGAGACCACGTTCATACTGTCGTAGTAGATGATACTAACGTATGGCCTGTTCCTGCTTCATAAATGAAATATTTTAATCAAACAAACGTATAAATAGTTCTGATTAGATAATCAGAATTAATACAATTAATAGGAGTTAGCAAAATGGGTGCAATTGTAACCAGTAAATTCAGAACACAGAACTTGATGGTTTTCATTAACCAGTTCAAAACTACTGGTTCTGTTGACGACAACTTCCTGTACCTCGGATTTGGACGAAGCGATGCTTGGCCTAACGATGCACAGGGCAACGATGAGAGTTCAGGTAACTTTACGCTACCTGACCCACTAGATGAGGATGAGGGACAGTACTGGGTAGATATTGTAGGTACTAAGCGAATCCAGAATGATGATATTTCTCCAGTGTTACCACGAATAAACTGGGACACAGGTGATACTATCGCATTTGACGGAGATACAGCAAACGGAATTACGGGCATTGATGAGCCGGGTCGTTCTTTTGTATCTAAAGTCGGAAGTCACAGTATTGTGATGAATTCCGAATATCGAGTTTATATGTGTACAGGCGAACCATCTGGCGGAAAATGCTATGTTGGTGGAGTCTTTGACGGTGGAACTGCTGTTTCACGTACAACGTGTGAAGGAACTGTAGGTGGACTTTGGTTACCTACTGGTGCTTCTGAAGAACCAACTGGATACACAGGTGACCCTGCGGGTTTAGTCAAACAAGCAATCAGTACTTCTGATAACTATGTTTGGACTTTCCTCTATAAACTAGAGTTAAATGATATTATTAATAGTACCACGAACGATTGGATGCCAGTTATCTATGATAACGGAGTTCTTGCGGGTTCTGAGCAAGCAGATTTCGGAGACACAGAATCAATCTTTACAGCGAAAACGCATCACGGACTAATTCACGTTAGATTGGAAACCTCAGACGGATTCCCAGAAAACGATGACTTTAGACAAATCGGACTTCTTCGTAACCCAGAACTAGCAGGTGGTGGAACGAAGGCTCAAGCATCTGTTTACGCTGATGCAAGTACTTCACTGGAAACTGATAGTGGACAGTTGATTTACCTTGAGAACAGACGTGCGATTACACGTGCCTCTGACCAGATTGAGGATTTGAAACTCGTTGTAGAATTCTAAGAACGCATTAGAATGTATATTTACTGCCCCTCGTACCGAGGGGTAGAAAGATTGATAGGAATATTTACTTTTAGGATAACATAGCGAATGGCATATAACTTCAACACATCTCCATATTATGATGACTATAATGCGGACGATAAGTTTTTAAAGATTTTGTTCAATCCCGGGCGTGCAGTGCAGGCAAGGGAACTAACACAAATACAATCAATCCTCCAAAACCAGATGTCTGCTTCGGCAAACCATATCTGGAAAAACGGTTCTCCCGTTGTTGGTGGAATAGTATCTGTCAACAAAAGAGATTGGATGCAACTCGCGGCAGTTGATACATCTTGGTTGAATCGTGTTGTATATGGAGAAACATCTAATGCCGTTGCTATTATTGAGCAACTTCACGATGATGAAACTCAACCTATCTATTATTTCAGAGTACTTTCTGGACAATTTGCTCAATCTGAAAATCTTTTCACATACGATACAGTTTGTGAAGGGGGATTTGATGTTAATGGACAATGTGCGGATAACTCTTGGTACGATGCGACTGTATTGTACAAAGCAGGGGTCATTGTTGCAACTGGTGAAGCACTAGAAGCCAGAGTTGATAATGGAATATATTGGATTGATGGATTTTTTACTCCTGTCCTAGCCCAAAAGATATTCCTAGACCCACTTTCAGCGACTCCTACAACTAAAGCCGGATTCGATATTGAAGAAGTTATTGTCGAATCAACTACTGACCCACGACTTCTTGACCCTGCATCTGGTTTCTATAATCAGAACGCACCCGGTGGCGATAGATATCAACTTAATCTTACATTAGTAGAAGAAGCCAACTCCGCAGAGGCTAACAAGTGGATGTGGGTAATGGATGTCACGAATGGTGTCATCACAACTAAGTACGAATCCACAGACTATTCATTGTTATCAAATGAAATTGCACAAAGAACTTTTGATGAGTCTGGAAACTATACTATAAATCCATTCCCTATTGAATTTAAATTAGGGGAAACGGCAGATACATATAAAATTAAAGTAGACCCATCAAAAGCATATATTAATGGATATGGACACGAACTATTAGTTCCTGTAACGGTTACTGGTGATAGAGCGAGAACTACTCGACATATTGCTAATGACCATATTAATCCAGAATTCGGACCCTATTTTGAAGTACAATCGCTTGACGATATGTACGGAGTATTTAATGTTGTTAATAAAGAATATGTAATCTTTTCAACAGATACTAACTATACTTCATCGACTTCTCCAGTAAATACTATCGGAGAAAGAAAACGTATTACTCACGTCACTAAAGTTGGTAATATGTTTAGAATTTATCTAGAAGATGATACAGGATTAGATGCAATATCTCCTGCCCGATACATTGTTTCGGAAACGAATGCAGATGTATACGCAAAATTGTATCGCCCTACTGGTGTTGCAGTTAAGAAGGGTGTCCATTATCCTTGGATGTATAAAATAAAAGACATTACTGCATCCTTAACACTAGGACAAGTCACTTATTCAACACAAAAGAACTCAACTGGTATCCTTTCTGGAGCAGTTGCTTCAGTGCCTGCTGTTTTCAACGATATGCACTGGGAAAGGGTTCTCTATATTTGGGATGAATTCACTCAGTCTGCTATTCCTCAATATGGAACAGTTGCATCTGGACCTACTTGGCAAGCAGATTTATCTGGAAACACTACAGCATTAATCACAATTCTAGACCAAGCATCTGGAACGGCTGACACATCATTATCTGGACATAATATTTCAATTATGGCAGATATGTATATGAGCAACGCTTCTTGGAGAGCATTGTCTCACGGACAGAACTCTGCCGATGTCGTACTTGATGCTAACGATACACTAACTCTAATTCACGCAATCACAGAAATTGTTTCAGTTGTCGCACCAGATACTACTGACGTAACATCATCATTCACATTTTCTGATAATAGTACAGACACTACATTTAACGATGCTACGCTAGTTTGGAATGACACAGTTAACGCAAGTCAACCCGGAACATATACAGTAACATACAAATCATATACACACGGTAATATTACGACTGCAAACTATTTCGCAGTCAACTCATATACTGACTCTGGTATCATTTATGACGATGTTGGACCGCACACAGATGCAAAGGGTCATCTATTTAATAAAGCAGATTACATAGACTTCAGATTCTCAGATGATGATTATGCAGTTGGAACATACTTACCAATACCATCTTCTAATATTTCTGTATCTTATGATTTCTATCTTCCACGAAAAGATAGACTAATAATTAATGAAGATGGTAAAATAAAAATTAAACAAGGATTCCCTTCTACTAATCCTGTTCTTCCTAGAGAAGAAGAGACAGAGATGACCTTGTATAATATGTTTGTGCCTGCATACACATATAATCACAAAAATATTAACGTAGCCCACGTAAAAAATAAAAGATTTACGATGCAAGATATTAGAGGCATCGAAAATAGACTACAAAATCTTGAATATTACACAGCATTAAATCTTCTCGAAAAGAAAACATCTGATATGCAAGTAGTTGATACTGCGGGTATGATGAGATACAAGAATGGAATCTTAGTTGACCCGTTTGTAGACCACGGAATCGGAGATGTTATCGATGAAGCATACTATTGTTCTATCTATCCAGAAGCCCGTATTTGTACAGTTCCTTATAAGATGTACGGAATGGACTGCGAAGGTGGAGTTGGAACGGATGTTAAATTAAATAATCTTACATATACTCTGGACTTTAACGTCAAAGAGGCTTGGATTACACAGCCAATGGGAACACAAGTCATTAACTTGAATCCATTTGCACGTAAATCTTGGGTAGGATTCTGTACATTGACTCCTCAATCAGATACTTGGTTCGAGGAACTCTATATGCCTGATGTTATTATCGAAAATGAAAACAATAACGCTGTTAGACAACAAGTAGAAACTTTTGGAGTACAGACACGATGGAATGCTTGGCAGACTGAATGGTCTGGATGGGCTGATATCGGAAGCAGAGATAATGTTCAGTCTGGAACTGAGGTTACTTTTGGTGGATTTGCAGGAGAGTTTGGATTTAGAACTGGTCAACAACAAGGTCGATGGGGAATTCCTTCTATGTCTGCCGAAGCGTGGCGATTGACGGAGACGGTTGAAACTTGGCAGATGGACCAACAAGAAACACAGAATCAAGCAAGAACTGGAGAACGCTCTTGGTTAGAAATCAATGATATTCGTACACAAGTTGGAGATAGATTTGTTGATTCTTCTGCTATTCCTTGGATGAGAAGTGTTCCTGTTACTATTGACGTAGAAAAATTACGTCCTAATACAGTAATGCACTTCCAATTTGATGAAGTAGACGTTGATGCGTATATCACTCCACAGGGTGGCGCACAGGGTGACCCAGTAATGACAAACTCTATCGGACAAATTCAAGGAGCAGTATTACAGATTCCTTCAGAAGGACCAAACGGAGTACGAATCAGAACTGGAATGAAGTTGTTACATATGAAAGACCACTTCGCAGACCCAACGATGATGACTACTCAAGCAGTAGGAGTATTTACTTCTGCGGGTACATTGGACAGACGACAACGTGATATTCTATCTACACTAGAAAGTTTCAGAGTTGATGAAGTAATTAATGACACAAGGGCAATTCTAGGAGACACTCGAACTGTTACTCAATCAGAAGTCGTTTCATCTCAACGTGATACACGAATGGTTATTGGTGGATGGTTTGACCCAGTAGCAGAATCATTCCTAGTAGCGGATGAAGAAGGTGGAGTTTTTGTAGACTCAGTAGACTTGTTCTTCTGGTCGAAAGATGATGAACAAACTCCTGTTAGAGTCGAACTCAGAACAATGATTAACGGATTCCCAACACAACAAGTAATCCCTATGGCTTCTGCGATGCTTTATCCAGATGACGTATCTACTTCTACTAACGGAAGTGTTTCTACACGATTCCAATTCGCAGACCCAATTTATCTAATGAATAATACTGAATATTGCTTTGTTGTAATATCAGACTCATTGAAATACAATATGTGGATTTCTGAATTAGGAGAAGTTGACTTACTGACAGGAAAATATGTCTCTGAGCAACCATATCTTGGTTCGATGTTTACTTCTCAGAATAACTCTACTTGGACACCTGAACAGTTAAAAGATATCAAATTTGATATGAATATCTGTCAATTTGTACCAAACGGAAATCTTCAAATTAATATGAAGCCATATTCTGATATTAAAGAAGCATCACGATATATGCCTAACTTCCAACCATTAATTATATCTGGAACTAAGTTTGAGATGGAAGGAATTATCAACGGAGATACAGCAAATGCACGAGGCGGAATTCAAGACAATGTAGATGTTGTACTTGATGACTCAGTAACTCTAGACGGTTCTCATACAATCGCGGCAGGATATTCGCACACGCCTATATCTTATGCTACGACTTGGGAGACTGATAATACTAATATATCACCCGTTCTAAATAAAGAAAGATTATCAACCGTACTTGTTGATTCAATCATTTGGGATACTGCACCTACTGTTAAGAATCAGAAGGGAATTTATCAGACAAAAGATGTTAAATTAGCAAATCCGGCACAGGATTTACAAATGTGGTTGGCGATACAAGAAGTGCCTAACACATATGTCAAAGTTTATTATGATACAGGACTAGTTATACCACGATACATTACGACTACACCATATGCAAATACAGTTACACACGGTGATTATAATGTAAATGATTTTGAAGAGTATTATGCTCACATTTATCCAAGTGGCACTAATAGTCCAGAAAACACAATTACTAATAACAACTCATCAATCGCAAGTTGGACAGGAGTTATTGCGGCTCCAATGGGTGGAGCATCCGCAGAAGTTTCTACAGCATATGTTGACGGAGATGATGACCCTGCGAACTTAACTTTGATGCACCTTGTCGATATAAGTAATATGAAGGACATCATACGAACTTGCTTTATATGTAAAGAAGATTTGCAAGGCGTTACGGCTGATGCTACAGGAAGCAGTTATCCTTACTCAGAGACAGATTTCACTCTTTATGACGTTGGTGACATCTGGTTCGGTATGTGGGATGATGATTTGAATAGGAAATTCTATAAGAAAGTCTTATTTCCAGATGGTACAGTAGGGAAGGAAGAAGTTCCTATTCTCGAAATTGATTCTATCGTTCCTCAAGAGCATCCAGATTACCCAATTGGATTAGCGGTTATCGAAGAAGACCCAGTCCAATGGAGAGAAATGAAGGACTCTGGGGTTACTGTCACGAATACGTCTGTAGTGACTAACTTAGAATTTATTGAACACACATTTACCCCATTGAAGAAAGTGCCTGACGAATTTGACCACTTTAGAATTAAAATTGAACTACATACCACTCATCGATGCTATTTGCCTGCAATTAGAGAGATGAGAGTATTGGCAATGACATAGGAGAACGGAAATGGCTACAGAACCTAACTATATAAAAGACCTAAAGACGGGTGCCGTTGTGTTCACCGATGCAAATGCTTATTCTGAAAGGAAAAAGGTCATAGCGAAACAAAAAGAGGCACGTCTGATTAATAAAGATGCCAGACGAAGTATAAATAGTATGAGAAGCGAGATTAATGGCCTCAAGAAATTGGTTCACGATTTACTTGAAGACAGAACACCCTAGGAGATATTGAATGGCGGGAACTACTACAATTCCATATGTACGAAAGGATGAGACCTTTAAGACTTGGCGTGAACGGACTAATCTAATGATTCAACAACAAAATAATTTTGTTAGGATGCAGGAGTTCGAGATGCTTGGCGTGAGTGACACATATGTTACTACATCAATGCAACTTAACTATACAGGCGAACTTTCATCAGAATAATTTATAGGAAATAATATAAAAATGGCACATTATACAGGTCACACCTTTACACTAACAGAATTAAATACGATTGAACAGCAAAAGTCATCTTTTCTGGATTCGTTGAATATTAAATTAGATTCGCCTGACCTTCTGGTAAAAGACTTGGCTTTGATGTTGAAGTCTCTGGAAGTAATGGAGAACTTAGAGCATCTACCAGAATACAAAGACTTTTTGATTAACGTATCAAATCGCTCTGCTATTTTCGTCTCGCCAACCGAGATGATTCCTAATGGCGGGCTAGATATTACATATGAATCAACAAACTTAGTCCAAAACTCTTCTTTTGCTAATGATGCGTTTGAAGCGGAAATGGTTAAGAATAGTGGATTCGATGTGCCAGTCGATATTTCTAAGCCTTGGGCTAACGGTATTGCATACCAATTTGATAGACTTTTCACTGAAGGAACTCAAATTGTTGATGCTTATACGGACGGATTACAGGTTGCTCTTGCTTGGTTTGAAGCGACATTAAAACCTAATACTCAATACAAATTTACATACGACCTTACTGTTAATGATGTTGACTGGGATTTACCATCTGGTGCTAAAAATATGGTGGATATGTTGGCATCTGACACTGCGACATTCTCAGAAGTCGGAGGCGGACCTGCACCACGTACATTCATTGCTTCAGTAGTTGAAGACGAACTCTTAGTTCGCCCTACTTGTAGTAGTTGTTCTAACAATCCATCCATCACAGACCAAGCAACTTGTGAAGGAGTTGGAGAAACGTGGACAGTAGTAACCCCAGAATTTTTAACGTCAATCGCGGCAATGGAAGCCGCTTGTACAGGAGCAGGCTCACATTGGGATGCAGGTGCAATTAACGACCCAAATACTCAAACACATACATTAGTCCCTTATCACTTGGAAGCAAGAGAAGGAGACACAATTATATTTAATAACCCTGCAACGAACATCCTAGTTCACAATGCGGTATCAGATGACAACATTTCGTTTGCATCACCTGACTTATCGCCCGGTGAAGATTGGAGTTGGGTTGTAGATGGTTATCACGATTTATATTTTCACTGTACTTTCCATCCACTTGAAGAAGGACGATTGACAAGTACAACAAATCACAGATTTGTTTATTCACTGAATCACGGATTGAATCCCGGAGATACAATCAAGATTCCTATTAACTATGGCGCAAATGTTGCCCTACCATCATTAAGTAATTCATATAATATTAACTTATTGATGCCTCAACCTTGTACATCACTTGGTGGAGCAGGCAATCAGAACGTAGTTGAATCACTTTATCACGACCTGTCTATCTCAGACTTAGTATCGTTTCAATCAGGTACAGTAGAAACTGACCCGAATGCGACAGTACCAGTTAATGTTACATTTGTCGGTGGCACAGATGCAAATACAGTAGATGCTCAAGCATCCGTTGTAGTTGTTGGTGGTGTCATAACTACACTTACATTAGATTCTGGTGGTTCTGGATATATCGGACAGCCTGCAATGTACATCTCTGGAGGGGGTGGCGTTGGAGCGACAGGTTCGATGATTTTTGATGGCTCAGTTGATTCAATCACAGTCACAGATGCCGGTTCTGGATATAACACAGCCCCTACAATACAATTATCAGCCCCATACGGAGTATTAGTTGCCGATGGTGGAACTGCAATACAAGCCGAAGCGACTTGTACTCTTACTCCTACTGGAGAAATCGACACAGTAACGATTACAAACGCAGGTACAGAATATAACGACAATCCAATTGTCACGCTTGTCGGTGGAACTCCTACCGTTGCAGGCGCAATGACAACAACAATTACTGGTTCAATCACTTCATTAACACTGACAGGTGGTGGTACTGGTTATGGTTCTGACGGAACAGTTGCAGTCGGAGAGCGTAATTGGGAAGATTACATTATTACGGCAGTCCAAAAAGGAAGTGCAAGAGTTGATGTATTCTTTGATGACGTTAATGTTATCGGACATATTCATACTGGAGAATTGACAACGGCAGAATATGCTACAATTCAGACAGGCACAAACGTAATTTCAATGTCTACTACAGACGGAACTGGCTCTGGAGATAACTCTCCTCACGCTCACTCAGTCACATACAATTGGGACCCTGCACTAAACAATGGCGAAGGGGCAATGTATGTCGTAGGTATGACAGGAAGTCACACTCACGGAATGGAAAATTACTATGTAATTGATGGTGGAACTTCTATAGAATTAACTAATTTTGGACATTATCATCAACTTATACTTGATTTAACAGACGAAGCAACGCTTAAAGCGAGTCCTCTTACTGGAGTTTCACAAGACAATGACGGAACTTGGAGTGCAACGGGTGGAGCCACGAAGATTGGAACAACCAATTACGGAACTTCAGACCCACAGCATTTCCATACGGTTGAATTCGGATGTTCAGACCCCGCAAACGATGAATATTTAATTATATCAATCGACCAACATATTCACGATTTCGGGCGAGTACATTATCCCGGTTCAAGTCAATTTACAATCGGACAATATGATTTCGCACTAGGTGGAGATGATAACAACCCAACATCAATCGCCCTTCCTTTCACAGATATCCCCGGATATGTTAAGAAAGAACGAGGAATTGAATGTGATGCTCACGGAGTTTCAGCGGGCGATAAGATTCACTATCAGAATGTTTATAACGGAATCCATCACGGTAATACCAACTATTACGTTGACTATATTATCGATTGGGACCACTTTGCATTAACTGAAACAGTAATTTATCCTCTCGCAAATGCACAGGGAACTACACCAACTGAATTCAATGTTATTGAAGAGTACGAAGTTGTTGCTGATATGGCATCATTTAGATATGAAGTCGAAAGAGATATAACAAATCACGTTGGAGACCCGTTTGTTTCTGGAGTAGAAGTACTCTGGAGCCGTCCACGTACAGTAAAATCAGTCAATCACGGATTGACCGTTGGTGACGTAGTTCAGTTGCCTTCAGGTCCTCAACCATATACTCCTACGGAATTACCGGGCGCATTTAACAACCACACGGTTGTTGCTCTTGGAGATGGTTACGGTCCGACAGACGGATTTGAAATTATTGTCGATACACAGACATCTATTACAAACGCAGACCCTAATCAAACTACAGTTGAAGGCGCACAAGACAGTCCTTGGTTCTGGAGTTGGCACGATATGTCTAACATATCTTACTATCCTTATCAAAGAGACATTGCAGAAGAGGAAGCACTCGGAGGAAACGAAGGAACAGTCGGAGGATTTGACTTATTCCGTGGTGGTAAATATACATTCATAAACAATGCTTGGAGTTCTATGGGGCATATTACGGCTCCTGACCCTTTCACTGGCATTATGCAAGATATGTATATGCACGCGGCAGGAATTAAAGCAATCACTGGTGGTGGTTGGGATAACTTAGTTCAAGCAGGTATGACAAGAGGTCTTGGTGACCCTAATGAAGGTTATCATTGTATCAATAAAAACGCAAGTCACGGCTTAACTATCACGTCTGGAACACATAATCCATTTGTCTCTCTTGAAGAAGACCCCGGAACTTGGGTATCAGACCAACCATTCCCTGTTTGTATGGGATTAAGTGGATGGTGTGAAGCACTCGATGTTACTGGTTGGTATTACAACGGAGTTGATACATATTCGGCTTGTGAAGCATTGAATCCATCATTCGGAGATGTTGGACTACCACAGTGGAGAAATTCACAATGGATAGGAAACTTCTCTAAAGAATTTACTTGGAAGATTCCAGAAGATTTCGGACTTACAGGAGCAGATGGAAACAGTGGTTTCGGACCATTCGTTCCTCCCGGAGACACAAACTTATACTATGCGGTTGAAGCCGATGGTGGATTATACAAATTTGATAAAGAAGGAATGATTGAGGGAACAAACAGAACAATCAATCTATATCGTGGTGGTACATATCGATTCAGAGTTAATGCGGCGGGTCACCCGTTCTACATAACTACTGACGATGGAAGTCACTTTACACCGGGCGCATACTTTGGAGAATATCTCCTAGGTGTTACTGGTTCACGAGCAGAAGAAGGCGCAGGCGTTCAAACTGACCCCGGCTCTGCATTCGGAGACGATGCGAGTGGAGTTCCAAAATATGAAATAATAGAATTTACAGTACCAAGTGTTGCCCCAGATACATTGTATTATCAATGTGCTTGGCACGCCTCTATGATTGGAATGCTCAATATTATTGATATGCCAGTCGTTGAAGCAGGCGACCCAATTGTTGTCTACTTCCATCACGGACAGGACAATATGTACACGCCTCTACACATTTTGGATAAAATCCAAGTGGATAACGGAACTGGACCTGATTACTTCCAAGTACAGCCAGAGCCAGAGAACGCATTCCCTGTAGCAGGAACTCAGGCAGACCTACTCGAACTAGGAAATCTAGCGACAGCAACTGGACCGGGTTCTGTACCAGATATTCAAGCAATGAATATCGAACTTGGAACGATACAATATATCGACCCACTAGCAATGATACCGGGCGTAGGCTCAGAGCAATTCCTTGTTACTAACTCAGTCGGAGGACTTGCGAAAGTCTATCTGAGTGTTGATATTAACAGCCGTTCAAATATTCTCCTTGACAATGTTTCATTCAAAGAAGTTGTATGGACGGAGACAGGTTCTTGGCAGGTACTAGGTGGAACAGCATTTACTACTGAAAATGTTCCGGGATATATCGAACAAATTGTTACTGGCTCAGTCGTTGACGGAGTTACTTACGAAATTCAATATGATATCGTAGAGGACTTCAAAGACGAATTCGGAGCATCAAATGGAACAGTTAAATCAGCCCTAATGGGAGATACTACAGTAGATGGAACTGCAAATACGACTGTCGGACATTATACTGAAACAGTTGTTGCACCTACTAATACTACAATACTAAGACTTAATTCTACAGGAATAGGTAAGATTGATAATATATCAATCAGAGAACGTGTTACTGGACAGAATGCTTGGTATATGGGTGAAGGATGGCAAACCAATAACGGAAAAGCATATCTTGATGGAAGTATTAGTTCTACCACAGAGATTAATCAGACGGTAGCATTCGATGCAGGAAAATTATACGAAGTTAAATACAATTTACAGGATGCTGACCCAACTAATAACGGAATGACAGGACGATTAAGAGTTGTTCTTGGTGGAAATCCAACGAATTTAATTCCTAACTGGAACTTTGATATCATTGACCCACTACAAGTTAACTGGACAATGAGTGATGCGACAGTAGCAATTGCCAATGATGAATTACATTTCAATTCATCTGTTAATGGAACTGCGATGTACACAATGGCGGCTCCTCTTGTTAAGAATGCAAGATACGAAACGTCAATTGATGCTACGTTAGAGACTCATAACATTCTGAATTTCCAAGTAGGTCCAGGACCTACTGGTGGACACAGTCATACCTTCCAAATCACACAGGTTGATGCGGATTGGTTGCAGGCTGATGTGACAAGAACGAAGACTTTTGCTCAAACAGACGGAACTCACGCAGAGACATATACTCATACGTTCACTCTAGGATGGCACGTAGTTAATGGATGGACTCTATTATCTCAGACTATTCCAGAAGGACACGAGGATTTAACTCTACTTTCGACTACGCTGAACAATCCAACAATCGAAGTTCTATTAGGTGGAGTTCTTCTTACAACAATCACTGAATCTGGAATTCATAATCTAGACCTGATTGGAGAAGCAACTACTGACTATACTTTGAGAGTTAATGGAACAGGAAAAATCACATACGCTAAATTGTATGAAGAAGATATTCCTGTAATAGATGCTCATACTGATGGACTTGTTCCTAACGGAATTCAAACATATCACGTTAGAGCAGGTGCATATGATGATAAGATTCGCTTCATATCTGAGCCAGATAACAATCGACCTGAAACCAATAGTCCTTATTATACTAATAACGGATTTGAGGGAAGTATTGATGATGTATCTGTAAGAGAAATTGAAGAGAAATGGACATTCGCCCCTCAACAGGGTGCAAGTGCATATGTCGACCAAAATACTGAACAACTATATACCGCAGGTGTTGGAACTTCTGCGAGAGGTATAGCACATATTAATTTTGAAATCGTTGATGGGATGAACTATAAAGTATCCTATGAAGTTGATAGACCAACTGATTCTATAATCAAAATTGGACCATCACCAGATACTGACGATTATGGAAGTAAAGTAATTGTTGAGAATGACACAAACGGAATACAGGACTTTATCTTTAAAGCCCCTGTAACTGGAGTTGCATATCTAACAGTTTCAACTACAGGAAACGGATTTACTTACTGGGATAATGTCTCAGTTAAGACAGTACCTAATCTTTCATCTGATGAATATTTACTACTTGCACGTTCAATGAATGTGTTCGGAGTTCCTATCGGTGGAGAAGAAAGATGGAAGACTGCTCATCTTGATATGGAGAATGCAGACTACGTAGGACAACCTATTGCAGGCTTACGTACACTTGAATCATTTGGAGAATCAATTGTAGAAGATTACTATGACGTTAATAAGCGTTCAAATGAAATTCTGAATCCTCCAGTTGTCATTAGCACCTTGAGTGTAGAATTTGGAAGCAGACAGGTTGATGCAATCAGCCCATCTTGTTCTAATCCTCTATATCTTGATAGTGTTGCTTGTGAAACAGTTAATGGAACTTGGAATGCCCTTGTAGCAGAATTCTGTTCTAACGGAATCTACACGAACATTGCAGATTGTACTGAACCAAATGGAACTTGGATTCTGCGGTTGCTTGGACTACTCAAGGAGAATGTACAGGAGAAGGACTATGTTACGACTCTAATGGAATGCCTGAGACTCAATATAATAATGCAGAGGGCTTATGTCTGAATGCAGGAACTTGTTCTGACCCTGCGTTCTACTCACAAATAACTTGTGAAGATAACTCAGGTACTTGGACTTCGGCAGGAAATACTTGGCAGAGCGCAGGAAATACTTGGACTCCGGGCGTTTGTACAGACGTTTCATATACAGATGAAGCATCTTGTATTGCACCGAGAGCGACTTGGACTCCTGAAGTTCCTGCTCATTGTACTAACTCAAACTTCACTACTCAAGTCGAGTGTGAAGCACCAAGAGGAACGTGGGATGCAACAGTCGTATCTGCGATTGCAGGTTCGGTCATTGAAGTAGTTGGAGATGGTATTGACCCAGAATGGTCAATTACACTAGGTGGAGTGGCGCAGGAAACAACTGCGGTTTCACTACCAACCAAAGTAAGTTTCATTGTTGCACCATCTACTCCATTAGGAGACCAAGAACTGGTAATCACTAATACGGACGGAGATACTGCTACGGCAGGTTCATTGTTCAATGTTAGGGATACTTTGAGAATCATAACGGTCACGGAGATAGACCCGGCTAATTGGTTTATACTTGGAGCAGGATTTGTATCTGGTGGAAATGGTACTGTAGTGTGGGTAGAACTTACTAGCACTCCGGGTACAGGACCAGTGGCAAATAGTCCAAGTTATGGTTTCACAGATGTTAATAATATGACTTTGACCGATGACCAAGGTGGACTGGCTTCTGGAACATATGATGTAATAGTTGAAAACGCAGACGGTACTCAATTCAGAGAAGTAAGTTCTCTGGTGATACCATAAAGAATGATATCACTTATGAATTTAATACTTATAAATATATCAGAAGAATACAATTTTGGAGATAAAATACAATGTCCGTAACACTATCAAGCATAACTACTGCGGTTGACCCGTTTAATGACATACCAGATATTACATTTGATAGTATCGATGTTGCGGCGTTTACCGAAGAAGTAGAAATATACACAAATACCCCTGCGGTTATGATACCGACCAAACTGAATGCTATGGCATCCAGTATGAAAACGTGGTTAAATGCCAATATTTCTGCTCCTTTAGAAAATCAACAAAACACGTTCAAGAACGAAGTTGTTGTAAGAACTAACACGGCTATGAATGCTGTAGAAACCTATATGAACGATGAAGTTCAGGGTTTCGTTAATACTACATTTGTCCCGTGGGCGAACGATGCAGGAAATGTTCTTTCAAACCACGCTAATGTTCTTGAAACGAATATACAAAACAGCCTATCGCAATTAACGACTGATTATACTGGTCACGTTGCGTATCAGGATGCGATTATTGCCCAAGCACTGGCAGATATGTTGGCAAATTTAAGTCAATATACTTCTGGAGCGGCAGATTCTGGATATTCTATCCATCAAACGAATACGCTTCTTGCAGATGTCACAATGACAAGAGAAATCGGATTTACTGATTATCTCTACAATTCTGAAGGCAATATTACATACGCTGAAGAGGGAAGTAACATCACTCATCACATTAACTACAACGGAGTTACTGGAGCAATTCAGTCTTTCGGTGAGTCAATGCAGATAGTGGGTGAACCTCGACCTTTCGTACAGCATTTGAAACTTGAGAATGAAGAGGCAACGGGGTCTACTTCAGTATCAAAAATCAAAGCATACGATATCTTTAAGAACACTTCAGTTGGTGGAGTTAATACTTTCAGAGCAACAGGACACGAAGTAAATGGTGACCCTGCCGTAGAATTAACTATTCTTAATAACACCTCTATTGCCGATACAGACAATCCAGAAATTATTCTCAGACGTGGTATTGACGCGGCATTAATGTTTGGTGGTATTAGCACAGGCGATTATGTAAAAATTACAGATTTAGCAGGCACTACTGTTTACAATGAAGGAATATCAGGAAACTTTGCTGAACATTACGATACAGTTTTATTTAAGCCTTATCAATCATATTGTCACGATGGCACGAGCGGAGTGACAGGATGGGGTGTTATGGCATCTCACAACGCTTCCGATATTGATGGAAGTGGTGGACTTTACGATGACCCAACAAAATGTGAAACGTATTTTGACCCAATTGTTTCTCTTCTAGACGATTTCTCTCGCTCATACGAATACAATATAGCGGGCGAATCTTATGTCGGTTCTCTTTCTGACGGACTGATTTACAAAGTTTATATCAATGATGACTCAGGTTTCATTGATTCTTACGCCTACACGGTAGATGCTAATGGTAAACAAGGCACTGGAGCAATCTTCAATGCAATTTACGATGACGGAGTTTCAGACGTAACGATTACTTCTGGTGGAAGCAAATACTCTGTTAATACTAAAGCACGAGCATTTGACTTAGGTGCAGTAGACGTGGCAGGAAGTTCAGAAACTAAAGCAACTGCTACTCATACATTGAAAAATGGAATGGTAAAATCTGTCAAGGTGGAAGCACCGGGCGCAGGTTATACTGGATATTGGGAAGTAGATGTCGCGGCAGTTCCGGGCGGTGATGGACACACGCATACAATTCAGTTGACTCAAGCAGAAGTTAACCTGATTAAATCAGGAACAAGTGTTATTTCAACTACAGTTGATGCAGGTCACCAACACGACCAAGAAGTAATTTGGAATGAGTTTAATCAGTCTTTCCAATTTATTGCAACTTCTGGAGCGCACGTTCATCCAAGAGAAGTTACAACTCACACAGTTAATCCAACAATCACTCTCGCATTCGCTACCTCAACTGGTGGACTTGCGGCAGGATATGTTACTCTTACAGAGACTGACGAACTAGACTTTGTTACTATTACTGACGGTGGAGCAGATTATGTTGTTGCTGACGGAGTATCGGTTTCTGGAGGAACTCCTTCAGTAGTCGGAGCATTATCAATGTCTCTAGTTGATGGTGGAATCGCTTCATTCTCAGTAGGAAATCAAGGAACAGGATATACTGATACGACTGCTAAAACAGTTAGTGTAGATATTCAGAACAATGCTTTTGTACCTTCAATTATCTCTGCAAATGTTGGAGATACTGTTGAATTTACAAACTTAGATATTGGCGCACACACAGTAACCCACGCAGGTGGGATGTTTGACTCTGGAGATATTCCTCAGAACGCTGTATTCACATATGTAATTACTAAAGAATGTGAAATCACAGATAAGTATGACCTCTATGATGACAATGACACGAACATTAAAGCGACTCTTTGGGTACGTGATAACAGTGTTTATGTTGATTTGAACTCAGCCACAGGTGGTGGAGTATACGGAAAAGCGACTGTTAATGCAAGTGGACAACTTTTAAACATTGCAGTTGACAGACCGGGACAGGGATACACTGGAGCAGACACAGTACGAATTATTGATATAAGTGGACCGGGTGAGGGCGCATACGCTACTGCGACAACTAATCGTTCAATCGCAGAAGTTACAGTCTCAGCAAGAGGAACTGGATACTCTCCAGAAACTCAGATTATTGCAATCGACCCAACAGGAACACCTCAGTATGATATTACTGGAACAATGACTGGAACGGAATACGGAAGTGGAGCAATCTTACGACCTATACTTACTACTGAAGCAGTTGCAGGAAGTTGTTCTGATACTCAATATACAGACCAAGCCACTTGTGAATCTAACTCAGGTACTTGGACTGCCGAAATAACTATCGGTGAAATTACTGGAGTTACAGTAGTTAAAAGTGGAAGCAACTATGTTGACATTGACTTCATTATCAACGACCCAATGGATACTGGTGCAGGCGCAGTGCTTGTAGAAGATTTGAATAATGTAGTCACAGATGTTGTTATGACTTCACGAGGAACAAATTATGATGAGCCTCTAGTGTTGGTTAGTGATTCTGGTGGATTACTAGGAACTGATAATGCCACTGTCGGAACTGGATTCGTTGGAAGTGTCGTACTTAATAACGGAATTGGTTCAGCAACTATTGTCGAAGATTGGCAGGATTATGTTGCAGGCAGTACAAGAGTTATGGTTATAGACGAACACCCTGAACCTACTGGATACGGTGCCGAAGGTGTTGCTACTCTAGGAATTGCAGGTAATATCTCAACGATAGAAATTACAAATCCCGGAACAGCATATAAAACTCCTGTCGTAATTGTTGCAGGACCTGTTCTATTACCGGGGGCTTCAATTAATAACGTCAACACAGACCTAGCACTTTATGGACCAGAGGGCAACAGCAACGCTTCTCCGTTCTCATATAACAATAGTGCAGGGACGAACTACAAGAACGGAATAATGATTCAATTCGAGAATCCTAATGGACATACTTTGAACGACTCTTGGGAATTCAAATTACAGTCTTGGACAGAAGGGACTCCTGCTTCATTACTCTATACTTCTAGCAGATACGATGGCAACTTAGAGGATATGAGAGGTATCATTACACTCAAAGATGTTTGGGAAGTATAGATGCTAGTCAATAACTTATATAAATATTTAATATAAATAGAATTGAATATGAAAACACTGGAGATTAAATAACAATGGATATTTTAACACTTGGTAAAATGAACCAAATGGCGAAAGATGTCGACCAAACCTTGGAATATCTAGCCAATGCGACATTCACCGCCCTAAAAGACGTATGCGACTTTCAAGCAGGTAATATAGCAACCTTGGATGCTTGTACAGCAGACGGTGTTGCTCAATTAGTTGCGGCAGGGGGTGGAGCAGGCTCTGGCCCTCAACACGTATTATACGTTGGCTGTAATCACAATAACGGACAAACTGGACAGGAAGCAATTAACTTCAATGGACATCAATGTGCGTGGACAGTACCTGCGGATACTAAAGGAATTAAGTTTGAAATGTATGGTGGAGGTGCCTCAGGTTGGGGTGCTTGTTGCTGTATGATGGTAGGACTTCCGGGTGGAGCAGGTGGATATGTTGTTAAACACTTAAACGAAGAAGATGGCGATTTTGTTCCGGGCGATGTATATCAAATATGTGCGGCAGGAACTGGATGTTGCTATCCGGGAAGTTCAATCGGAAGAGGCCATACTAGTTATGTAACTGGACCGGGCTTATCAAATTATTGTGCAATCGGTGGACACGTAGGACAGATTCAGTGTCATAGTTTTAACTGTTATACTTGTTGTCACACTTGTTTTGGATGTGCGACAGTTTATGGTGGAGATTATGGACAGGGTGGACGTTCAAGTTGGCTTCACTCAAATCACTATTGTGCAGGCGGTTTATGGCAAGTTGCTTCGGGCGCACCAGGACCATTAGGAACTGGAGATGCACACTCACCAGATGCTTGTACTTTCGGAATGCACTCAGGTGGTTCACCTGCCTCACCGGGAATTGGTGGATATTCTGGAATGACTTCAGGTGGTTGTTGTTGTGGTAAAGCCGGTGGTGGTGGAGCAGTTGTTGTTACATACTGGGCTTAAAAAATAAAGTTAATTAGGAGATATTTTAAAAATGGCTAAATTGAATATAAAAATGACGTATCCCGTGCCAGATAGGTATTTATCCCAGAGTACTGCGGCTGGTAATACGGCTACGTTAGATTATCTAGGGCCTGACACCATCTGGGTACAGGTTATGAAAGACGGTCCTGATAAAGGAAAATGGAATTTGAATCCTATTCCTAACTACGATAAACTTCCTCAACAGGAAGATAAACTAGCAGACGGAACAGTATATTACTCTCGACCTGCTAATGGTAGCATTCCCCCAGACCACGTATGGAATCCAATGAAATGCACATACAATTTTGATACAAAAGAGTGGGATTTGGTTTTACGTACCCCTAAAGATTTTGGAATGCCAACTTCTTGGGATGAAGTTCGAGAATATCGTGATATGGAACTTGAATTGTTAGATGTTAAATCTCTATTACCTGAGGGTCCAGAGAAAGCGGCTTGGGATGCTTATAGACAAGAATTGAGGGATATCCCACAGACATATGCCGATGCGGAGATTCATACGATACCACATCCAGATTCCCCCGAAGAAATTAAAAACAATGCCAGACGAGCGGCAGAGGGAGAAGAATAATGGATATTTTAACACTTGGTAAAATGAACCAAATGGCTAAAAACACTAACTCTGCGTTAGAGTTGATGGCTAATCACGTATACGAGCAACTCCAAGAGAATACCAACATAATGGACGGACAGCAAACTGTATTGGATAATACAGTAGTTGCAGGTCAAGCCACGCTTCAAGCAATTATTGATGCAGGTATTCAATCGGAGCCTCAAAAACACTTTTATATTTACAACACAAATCACTGGTCAGTAACGAACGGTGGATGTTGCTTACATTGGACTGTTCCTACTGGAACTCAAATAATTACATTTGAGATTCTATCAGGTGGCGGACCGGGAGGCTCGGCAGGACACGATTATGATATCGGTCACGGTGGAGCAGGTGGTAACTACAACGAAAAAACAATCTGTCTAGAAGCAGGTCATTTTAACTCTTCAGCAGGAAGTGAATCAGCATATACACTTTGTGCAGGTGGAACTTCACAATGTTCTTGTTGCACAACCTGTAACAGAGCCTGTCGACACGGATGTACGTCCTATGTAAATGGACCGGGCTTATCAAACTTTTGTTCAATAGGTGGACACGGTGGTTCTACTTCTTGGGATGTAATGTCTAACTGTTATAACTGTCACATCGGTAATGCTCAATGTGATAGAGGTAACTACAACGCAGGTTGGGTATCACATAACTG